CCTCTCGACACTGAACCCGACACCAGTACCACAGAGGAGGATGTACATCGCCTCATCAAAGGCTTGTACAGTATCTACGGGTAAGTAACTACAATTGTACATACAAGTATTGTCTCTAGCTGCTGCTGGACCTGCCGTCATCATAGATCGCATCGAGGGCATAACACTAAGGTTTAGTATAGATTCCTGTACTTTATTGTATGTAATATCATCTTTTATATGAGGTCTAATTATATTAGTCATATAACGATCTACAGTTTCACTCCAGGTTTCTCTCCTGTTCTCATCCTCTAACCAACGAGCATAACGTGATGTGTGAATAAAGGCTTGGTAGTCAGTTGGTAGGTAATTATTCATTGCTCATCCTCTTTGTTTAAAATTAAATTTGATAGGTCTGGTTCTTTATAGTCTGGTCCTTTAAGAACCTTACCATCCTCTCTAAAGATAGGCTTACCATCACGCCCTAACTTACTCATATTACTTTTGTGTACTCTCGTAAAAGCTTCTCCTACTACCTTTGCTGTATAAAGGTTAAAAAACTGAGTAATAACATCCCTAGCTTTATTGTTTGTATTATTTATTTCAGTTAGTTCCTTTTCACCTATAAGATCTCCTGCAAACTTAGGTATAGTTAACATCATACCATTGTACACATACATAACATCACAAAGCTCTTTAAGGTGTGCCTCTGTTCCGTAGTCCTCTGCTCTGAGTTCTACTAATTCTTCTTCTATTAAATTCATCCATAGTCTTAAATCTAAAGAACCCTTAAACGTCTGTATAAACTCTTTAAGCATTTGTTCTTCAGGGGTTATTCTTATTTCAATTTCACTCATTATTATCTTCTTTCGGTAAATATACGTCTACGTGTGAGTTACATTTAGGACAACTTAAGTTAGTAACCATAAGCCACATATCATCTTCTTCTTCTATGTCGTGATCTCCACCCCATATTAATTGTGTACCACAATGCCAACAATTCATTTTCGTTGTCTAACTAAAACATTTTCTATAGTTACATCATCTATGTCGTATATCATATTGTGAAACATATCAAATATATCTTCAGTATGAAGATCCTCTGTTGCACTTAAGAAATTATTGGGTTCATCTACGTTAACGAGCATAGTAACACTGAAGGTCTTCATTTATGTATCTCTTTATATTTTTTTATTAATCTTTTTAGATACCATTCAGCTTTCTCTAAGTCTTCTAATCCATTCTTATATTCAAACCGCCACAGGTATTTAAGTATAGCACCTGCATGATACGCATATCTTTTATCTATCGTAGATATTAACGCTTCAATAGCTTCTATACACTCTAAGGTATTTTGATTGTAGTGTATTGGTTTATTAACTACATCAATCTTATCTTTACTTTCTTCGAGTTTCCATTCTTCCATTGCCCACTTCGCCATATTATGCTGAACCTTTCGTAGGACTAAATAAAGTAATCACGTTATTGCCTCTTTCTATTTTTTCTTTTATTTCAAGATCCTCTATAACAAAATCTCTAAACTCTGGATCATTTCTTAATAAATAAACACAATGATGAACCATATTTATTAAAGATAAAAAGTACCTTTTAGTTTCTTTGTCATCCTTATTGTTTGGACTTATCATTGCATTCATTTCAAACATTTGATCCCAATCATTAAAAGAATCATGTTTTGATGCAATAAAAGCTAACAAGTAAGTATGATCATTTTCTTCTACACTATTTTCTTGTGTCATAGTTGTTTCCTTTTTTTACTTTTGAGCTTTACTACTTTTTTAGTTGTACGCCTTTTACCTTTTTCATTGAGCCAATCTTCAGGTATAATTCTGTGTGACCACTTAAATTTATTCTTATCACACCAATCAGCGTAAGTAGATTTAGCACCCTTGTACAACTTAGCACGAGAGTTACTAAACACAAAACGTATATCTAATTCAGGATGTTGCCGTCTAACACATTTATGTTTATGACGATCATCAGAATCGAACAAGCCCTTAGCTTCAACTATAATACCGTTATCTAGTAAGAAGTCAGGCGTGTATGTTCGATAGCGTAGGTCTTCCCACTCTATCTTTAACTTTTCATACCTGACTTCTTTTTGTATCTCAGATAGAAACGCTACTAATCTATCTTCTAATCCACTGCGATACGTATTCCACTTAGGATTGTACCTATTCCTCACTAGATTCTTCAGCACTATCTTCTGAAGTTGGTTCTTCAGTATTGTCTTCTGATGTTAAAGAGTGTGCTAATTGTTGACTCATTATTTTAGAATATGCTTCGTAACTTCTATGTTGACGAGATATAGAAGCCATATCATTTTGGGCGTTTAAAACCTCATAAAACATTTTCTTTTGTTCTTCATTCATGTCTTCTTCTAAGTAAGACTCATCATTTACAGTAAATTTCCTGCTCATTATTTTAGTTCCTTGTTATCATTAATTTCAATATAATCTACCATAGGTAGTATTTTTGCTTTTGATACCCTGGAGGGTAACGTCTGTAGGTTTTCCCAACAGACACTTTTAAAGTTGCACCATCTACAAGTCTCACCTAATTTAGTATTGCCTGAAGGTTGTTTATTGTAGTACTCAGGTACAGGTTTAAAGCATCGCTCAAAAGGTTTATCCTCTTGTATGTACGATACAGTTTCTTTTATTTCTTCTAAAACAGATTCTTTATCGACTGCATTCACGCTGACATATTTAAAAGAACCGTTCTCTTTATTAATAACCCAGAAGCCTCCTATCTTTTTATTAGCGGCTACACCGTACCCTACTAACTGAGGTATGTAACCGAAAGTATCTTTCTCTATTAGTTTTTCAAACGAAGCAAATCTAGTTTTAAATGAGTAATCACTAGCTGACTTAACATCATCAACTGCACCATCTAATACCATATCGTATTCGCCTTTTACTTCACCTAGCTCTCCTAAATCTAAAGAAACTGTATCGTTATCATCAAACACGATACCTGAAGATGTAAGTAATCCTTTAAAGACTGCCTCAACAATATCACCTATAATCATATTAATTAAAAAGTGAGGTTCGTAAGGTGCTTTGCTTTCAGCTTTATTCTTTTGATGCCACAACTGACACTTAGGTTTACCTATATTACTCATACGTAAACGGAAGTTATCCCTTGAACCACCAGAGAATTGCTTAAGTACTGCTGACTTAACGTCAGAGGCAACCTTATCAGCTACCTCCTCCGTTACAGTCGTTTTACCTTCTAGAGCATTCTGTAAAAACAGATTAACTTTTAGCTCTGCAGGATGCATCAATCAAACTCCTCCACATCAACCATCTCAGATACTAACTCAGCATCAGATGCACTGAAAGAATTTTGATTAACTCTATCCCACTCATCTGTTACGTACTTATCGTGTCTACTAATCCAATCAGAAAACACCATAAGCTTATCAGAATCATCTTCTAAGTGACCTATTCTTTCCCCTACCTCAGCATCAAAAACAGCGTAAGTATTACCGTTAGCCATCTCTTCCTCTACACCAGTAAGCTTTTGAGTAAAGACAAGTGTGCCTGTCTCACCGTGTTTGTTTTGTAAAGTCGTATACACTTTAGTAAGTTTCTTATAAGACGGCATATTCTTAGATTCAAAAACACAAGGTGTCCACTTATCTAAGTAATCCTCTTGAGGTTGCCCTTCTTCATCGACAGGATTTAGTAATTTTACTTCACCTAAAACTAAAGCAGTTCTTTTAACACTGCGTATAATTTCTTTTTCAGAAGGACTTAAAGCATGAAAATCTTCTATGTATCCTGTCTTTCTGTTACCATTGAAACCACCTTTAGAATCTTTAAGATCTATACTGTAGATGTTTCCTTGGGCAGGACTAATTGTAACACTCTTTAAAAAGTTATTGTCTTCAGGTAACCATTTACTCCATCTCTCTCGCACAGAGAAAGTACGTATTTCTACACCTGCATCACTGTATAAGATATTATCTTCACTTATACGAAGTTTAAATGCAGTTAACGGCATAACCTCAGTCTTAACTTTTTTACCGTTAACTTCAACTTCACCCATAATAGATTTATTTAATAGGGTTAGCTGCGCTAAAGCAGACTGAGAGCCTGTATTTGAATAGACGGGAATCCCCATCATTTCTTTAATTGATGTACCCTCTTGAGGTACTAATGCTATGTCTGACATTTTGTTTCCCTTGTTGTCAAAAAATGAAATTCAGTTATACCATTAAACGTCTTTTGTGTCAAGCCAATTAGCTCCTATTTTAGCTTCTAAAAGTAAAGGAACATTCATACTGACACCATATGCTTCCTCTATAATAGCATTAAGATCTATATTTAGTGTATCTATTATAGATTTGACGTAAGGTATTTCGTTAGGGTGTACGTCAACTACCGTTGAATCATGCACCGTATTAACTAGACAAGACTGTAACTTACTTAGTCTCTCTTCTAGTTCTACCAATACAAGAGGCACAATATCTCCTGTGCTAAATCCTTGTACAGGGTAATTCTTAATCATCGTGAAGCTAGACACCCCACCATTCTTTCTACGTACTACATCAGGGAATGCGTACTGCCTACCACTAGGTGTAGTAATCTTTTCAAAGCGTAAGGCTTCTTCAGCTAAGCTCTGATGCCACTTAGCTATACCTTCATACTTCTCTATAAAGTGTATGTAGTATGCTTCTTCAGCTTTACTTCTACCATACCCTGTCGCGCCGAAGAGAGGTGCAAAAGTATGTGACTTTCCTTCCTGACGGCTTGTAACCTGTCCTGCATCGGTAATAACTTTAGCTGTGTAGGAGTGTACATCAAACCCTGTTTGTATCTCAGTGATAGCTACAGGGTCTTGTGAGAGAAATGCAGCTACACGGAACTCAAGCTGAGCAAAGTCTGCCTCCAGGATCTGACCGTCATCCCATCTAGATATAAACACTTTCTTAACTGGAAACGTATTCCCACGGGGCATATTCTGCATATTAGGATTACGACCTGAGAACCTACCTGTAGACGTTACGTGTTGTGTAAGGCTTACGTGTAGGAAGTCATCTTGTTTAGTAAAAACGTCTATCCCTTCAACAAAGGAAGATAAGTAAGATGACACCGCAGACAATCGTTTTAGATCAGTCAAGAACTTTATAGCTTCGTCCATATTATTATTCTTAGCTGTAGATATTAATACATCTAAGTTCTGCTTACTGGTGCTAAAGCCATTAGCACTAACCCACTTCTTAGAGGGTGCAACCAATCCTAGACCAGCTAATTGATTTAATTCTCTGAGTTGATAGCCACGAGTATCACAACCTACACACTTATTAGGTTTAGCGAAGCGACTACCATCTTTTTTAGTTTTATATGTCTTACCTTCTCCTCTGCACACAGGGCAGGTGTAAGCAGTTGTACGCCTGATAAGTTTACTGTTAGCTTCTACTGCATCCTTGTATTCAGCAGGAGTCCTAGTGTACTCAAATAGATCAGCCCATTCCTTCTTATTGTTTATACGTCTACTAAATATAACCTGAGACATTTGTTCTGGGGAGTTTAGATTAATAGGAGTATCCCCCATCAGTATCTTAACTTGATTGTGTAACCTATCTTCTAGCTCAGCTTTCTCTAATTGAAAATCATTGCGTACTTGTAGT